TTATGCCAATAAACCTCCCGGCCGTTTTTGATTAATTAATTCCGATTGTATAGCAACTGAGATTAAACGACCAAGTTCTCTGCCTCCTTGTTCATCACCCTCAACAGTTGAGCCAGAAGCATCTACATTTACAACAATATTTGTTGATCCTCCTCCTTGCGACATAACTCCAAGTTTTCCATCTTTACCACGTTTGAGTGGGAGGACTCCTTCTGGTCCGGCTTCCCCCATAAGCCCTGCTCCGTTTGCCATTGGGAATAATGTTGGCTTATCAACTATGCCACCTCTTGCATATGCTGTAATTTTATTACCAGCATCTATAACTCCACCTTTTGCAAACTCAATATTAGGAAATATTGAACTGAACAAAGGTTTTGTTATAAATGCCCTAACTGCGATTCTAGTTATATCAGCAATTATAGATCTTGCTAAATCAGCAAAATTAAGTTTTCCAGTTGTGACAAACTTAACAAGTGCATCCTCCATACCTTTGAAAGCATTAACAACAGCTTGTTCTGCTTGATTTGCAAACTTAAATGCACTTTCAGCAAATGATTCAAGTGGTGATTTTTTGTTATCATCTAAATCAGGCAAACCTGTTTTCTTACCTTCCTCGTCTTTCATATCACCCTGTAACTCTGCTAACTTTTTCTCAGCATTTTTAAGTGCTGTTTGTAGCCTTCTTCTTACTGTTCTATCAGTTGTAGTTTCTAATCTTTTTTCCAATGACTTAATATTCTGTTCTGTTTTTGTAATAGCATTTCCTAAACCTATCCCTAAAAATCTATTAAATGCTTCTATAGCATCTGTAATAGCACCAACAATATTTGCAAATACTCTCTGAAACTCTGCTCCAATAGGTTGCAATATAGTACCTACTGCAAGTTTTAACCTGTCCATTGTTGTTTTTAATCTTTGCCCTGCATCAGCAGATGAATTAGCAACTTTTTCTGCTGTTTCTGAAAAATCTACATTTAATTTTTCTGCAAACTTGATAACCTGATCTAATCCAACTGTTCCATCTCTTAAGTCTTTTTGTAATTTTGCCAAGCTGCTACCATTAGCTTCTGCAAATTTCACAACTGCGCCAGCCAATCTTTCTCCCAACTGGCCTTGTAATTCTTCAGCCGACACCTTACCTTTACCAAAGATCTGCGACATGGCTCGTATCGCAGATTGTACATCTTCTGCGTTACCACCAGTAGCTTTAATAGCATTTGATACACCAGTAAATACAAGTTCCGCATCTTCTATAGTTCCACCAGCACCTAAAACAGAAGCAGATAATGTTGTGAACTGTTTAGTAGATGCAGCTATAGGTACATTTAATCTTTTTGATGTTGTATTAATAACTTCTAAACCTTTTGCAAAGTCAGTTCCATTTTTAGTAACACCCTTTAATGCAATTTGTAGCTTTTGTATTTCCGATGCGTATCTAGCTGACTCTGCTCCAAATTTCAGACCCTCTGCTGCTAATCCTAATCCAGCACCAACCGCAGCACCCATAGGCCCTCCAACTGCTGCTCCTGATAGACCAAAGGAACCTACCGCACCTAAATTACCAGCAACACCAGCACCAGCTATTGCTCCAAGTGCTGCTCTTGAACCAACACCCATATTTTTTGCCGAACCAATAAACCTATCTCGCATTTTTGCAAATCTGCCTCTGGTGTCCATCTGTGGGCCAATAGGCATGGCATAAGCATTAGCATTTGGCTGTATGCGTAGACTTGTGTTTAATTTATTTATCTCGTTTGTAAAACGACTATATGCTGCACCGCCTTTATCAACCTGATCTCTTAAAACTTTAAAAGCTGCTATTTGATCTTGAATAATTTTATTGCTTTTAGCTAATCCACCATTAAAACTTTTAGCTCTTTTATCTACTCGTAAAATACTAGCAACTGTATCATTTAAGCTTTTCTTATTTAAAACAAGAGTTTTATTTATTCTGCCAAACGTGGCATTTAACTTTTTTAACTCATCATTACCAAAAGTCTTTATACTAATTTTTACTGTATTAGTCTCAGTCGCCATCTATTACTGCTCCTTACTATTGAGTTTTTTAACAGCAACAGCTTCCATTAGTTGTAAACCAGCGAGCATTTCTTGTCGGTTATCTACATGATAGATGTCAAACAGACCTCCATCAAGTAATAATACCTCATATTTTAATCCTACTACACCTCCAAAAGATGTGTTCCATTGTGTCTGACAACGAAGGAACATATTAACAATCTCCCAATTCTCATCAAAAACTTCAAAATCATCTTCTTCTTTTGGTTGCTCCTCGATTTTTAGACCAAACGCAGCAGCGTCTTTTTGTGTCTCATCTATAACTTGTTTGCCACCCGAAGCCCAATATAAGGCAGCATCAGTTAGTTTCCCGATTGTGCGTTTGCGTAGAAAGATTTGAAAGCATCTAATACACCAGCAACAAAATCAGTATCTTCTGCAAAGCTTTTTAATTCTGCTTTTGAAAATTGAATTGGAGTGCCATCCTCCTCGTTTAAATCTTCCCAGCCAACTAAAACTTTTTCCAAAGCTTTAAACTCGCTTTCCTCATTAAAATTATTAAGTTCGGTTCTTGATAAACGCTTAAATTTGCCAACAAATTCACTTGTTTCAAATTCACCAATCTTAGTTTCAGAAGGTGTTTTAACTTGAACAGGCCAAGAATACACCTTCGTTTTTTTTCTTACAAATGCCATAAATTAAAATATATACTTCTTTACTCTACCTCAGTAGTCAATACTTACTAAGTAAAGACTAAACTCATTTCGTCATTAGCTGAAGTTGGTACAAGTGTGTATGGAATTTCTAACATAGTTACTCCATCAGCCTCACCATAAGCAACATCTCCAATATCAACCTTTGTGCTTGTAAACCTAACAATATTTCCAGCAGTTCCTCCATGAGTAACTGTGAAGTTACCAAGAGATGTATCGGTTAAAGCCGCAGCGAAGAAATCTTTAGACGATAAAGCTGGTGCTTCTATTGTTATAGAACCATTAGCTGCTCTATCAGTTAATAAGACCTCTTTTGTACCACCAACAAGTTCTCTATACACAATCTCGTTTCCAACATCCATTGAGAAGTTCATTAATGCACCAGCAAAGGATAATAACTGGAAGCTACTTGTGTTTCCATTTTTAAATATTAATGGTGTTGCCTGATTACCATAAGTAACTGCTGGCAATGCTGTATCTGTTGGAGCATTATAGATTCCAGTAAAAGTGAAATCTATCGAGGGAATTTCTCCAACGGCTGCTGAGAGAGAGAAAGTTCCTCGACAACCAGTAACAATATGCCTTACACCGTCTACGTTGTAGTGAATAGTTACAGAAGAAAAATTAGCTGAGATAGGCTCATAGGTAACGCTAGTTCCAGATGCAATAGTTTCTGAAAACCCACAGGCTTTAAGCGCACTTCCATATCTGGGAGCAGTTCCAGCCGTACCAGATCCAGCAAGTTCTACGCTGAATGTACATTCAACTCTTGTGTTTGCCAGTAGTTGCTCAGAAGCTCCTAAATACGGTCTGACAACATCTCTGTTTACCACATCACTTGATTGTGGTGTAATGCTTAGATCTCTTACAAGAACAACGTCTGTTGCTGAAGGAGTAGGGTCAGTTCCATAAGAACTTTCTGCCTCAATCAGAATTACTCTCTTCCTTGTCAGTTGTGCCATCTTTAATTACCTCAGTAGGGGGTTCAGCTTGTTTAGTTTGTTGAACTAGCTTACGTTTGCCAGTTTTAGGGTTCAGTATGTAAGTACCGCCCTCATTTGGAATTTCATTTACCATATTAAACAATCAGGGTTGTTAGGCTTGCATTTACATAATAGATCATGTTGACAAATCGTTATAAGAACTTCTGTAATCAACTTCATACTCACAAGATACAATACCTGCTGGTTGATCTCCTTCTACGACATCAAAGGTAACTGTAAGGGGTCTTACATCAATCGCAAGTCCTCCTACAGTTGGATCACTAACGACTTTTGTGTGTAAACTTTCAATCGTTGGATCTGCTGTAGTATCAGGTGTTTGTGATCGAACAATAACAACAATTCTTATTCTTAATGTCCAATCAAGTTTCAAATACGTTGCGCTGTTAACAGTAGGCTCGTCAGTAACAAACTCAAGAACCAAACTAGGTGATTCTGCCCTAGTCATAGGTTCTACCCTACTTCTATAAATACGATCTCCTACTCCTGTTGTGTTAGCAAGATTGTTTTTTATAGCTGCTAGGATTTGTTCTCTTTTACTAGCCATTTCACACCTTCATTAAAGAAACTATACATAAACTACCATCGTCTATTTTTCTGACACTTCTTACTTTATAACTTACTGAATCAACTGTTAGCGTGGAGTTGTACAAAACTGCACCTAAATCAGAGGTTTTAGCTGTTAACTGATAATCAGTTGTTAAAACACGATCATCAGCTACTATCTCATCTGGTTGATCTAGTATTCCTTTATAAGTAGTGCCACTATAAACAACGGTATCTGTGAAGTCAGCAAAATATGTATCTAGATCTTCAGTAAATGCCATAGTAAAAAGCCCTCATCAGAGGGCTATATTTTTATCCGTACTTTTTAAGACCAACTAAGTTGATACTAAAAGTGAATGATGGGGATGAACCACCGATTGTTTGTACAATCTTAATGTAACGCTTTGCTGAATCTTTATTGATTGCAAGTGTTTGCATTGATGCAGATCCAGTTACCTGTGTGAAAGTAGCACCAGATAAATCTGTGTATGTACCACCTGAGGCATCAGACTCAGTTACTTTTACATCTAATGTTGGGCTAGAGCCACTACCAGCAGCACTATCCAAAATTAGCATTACATCTCCATCATATTCGAGAAGATCTATTGCACTTGATGTAGCTGTGCTTGTTACAGCAGCAGTAGCAACACCAGCAACAACAGTTAGTTTTTCTAAGTTCTGTTGAATAACAGACATTTTAAGATTCCTCCTGTGTAGAAATAAACTCTTCTAATTCTGCAATTAGATCAGTTTTGTTTTGTCTTCTATCGAGTTCTATCCCAAGCTTGCGACCATAAGTTTCGATTTGTGATTTTGTCATTTCAGAAAAATCAACTTCGTCACTATCGGCAGGCTCTGACTCGACAACTGGTTCTTTACTGGCAATAGGAGCTTCACAAACCTCAACAGCTAATTCAGCTTTCTCTACTGCTATTAAATACTGACCAGTTTGCTCTTCGACATCAACGATAGTGCCGACACTCGTAGGAGTGCCAGCTATCATTGTTGCTCTTAGCAATTTAACCTTCATATT